ACTTATGAGTTAATAAGACAGCTTACCGAGGCTGTTATTTTAGAAAATGATGAAATTGTTCCTGTATTAATGGCTGTTAAAATTATCGATGAAAAGAAATTTGCCTACTATGCTCACAAAGTAGTTAAAGCAAATGAATCTGCGCAAAAAGTTAGTCGAATATTGGACTTTAGAAATAATTTAAATGAACCATTGATTGATGTGAACTGCAAAGTTATCTCGCTATCAACAGGACAAAGGTTTATGGCTCGCCCAAATTGGTTTAACTGTCCGAGCTAATTAACAAACAAAGACCACCCCCGGGTGGTTTTTTCCTAAGGACTTATAATGAAGCTTTACGAGATAGGAACTTTTGAGCAACATGAGGAAGGCTTTTCCCCATTCTACAAAACATTAGATAAATCAAAGGCAATTTTTGTTTATGAAAAAGCCAAAGAGTATTTGGAGAAGCTACCCAAAATTGAATTTGGAGCATCAGATTCCGAATATGAAAGCTATATTAAAATTTGCGATGGTATTGAAAAAGAGTTTAAAGAGTTAACGAATATAGATTTTTGTTTAAGCATGTGTAGTGAGCTGTATGAGATCCAAATGCATGAGTTTGATTTAGATTAAAAACAAAAACCACCTTCGGGTGGTTTTTTTACACCCAAGGAAAATCGCGCTGTGCAAAATACAAACAAGCTTATGCATTGGGGAATAATTACTGTTATAATTATATCGTACGATATAGATTATCGGAAAGGATGGTATTTCATATGTCAAAAGTTGTAAGAGCGAGAACAATGGATCGAGCAATGAGTTTTGTTGCATCTAGCACTTCAGTTCGTTTTTTACAGACATCTCAGCCTACAGGTGCGGTGCAATATTTTGATATTGATCATTTATCTAGATTAGCTCAAGAAGAATCATATACAATGCCGCGAGGTTTAACCCGTGAGCAAAGAAGAGAATGGGCGAGAAAGAATCAGCAAAAATAGAATATCAAGTAGCTTTTGGGAAAACATTTAATAAATATTATAGTCAATCATACCCAAAATCCACTTTAGATTTGATTGATGATTTTATTGATCATTACGAAGAGCATGGTTTAAGGGGGTGGAAAGGAAAAATTTCTCCTTCAAATCGGGTTCCTGAAAATTATGAAAATCGAAGCGAATTGATAGCTAAAGCTGATAAACATAATCTCTGGCATGTTCATATTGGTGATCCGAAATGGAATCCTACTCCTCATGGACAATACCTAACATCTGATTGGGTATTGCAATTTAAGAGGGTAAACAATTATAAAATTGTTTTATTGGAGCTCGGTTGGCATAACCCTTTGCTACTACCAAGCGATGATATATGTGAAGAAGAAACCGCCTAAGGCGGTTTTTTTACGTCTTAGGAAAAGTAAACATGGCAATAAGTTCCCTAATCAATTCAGCTATTGCATCACCCTTAACGGAAAAAGCCGGATCTCTTTTGTTAGCTGGCAAAGGTCGAACAATCATGGGGCTTTTTGCTGATGTGACGATTGAAGAAAAACACGATGATGAAATTGAAATAACTGAGCATCCAACCGATGTGGGATCACCAATGCATGATCATGCATATAAAACCCCACCAAAACTTTCAATGAAACTCGGATGGTCAGAGAGCGCAGGTCGATTGAATGGGATGGTGGGTGATTCAATTTTGTCTGAAACAACTGGTTTGATTGCGGTGTATGAAACATTGCAGTTGCTACAAGAGAATTATGTAAGGCTGATTATTTCAACCGGTAAACGCTTATATACCAACATGCTCATTAAGTCATTGAGCTGCACCACTGATAAGGCAACAGAAAATGTGCTGATGATCGATATAACTTTTAAGAAAGTTTTTATTGTTAAAACTGCCGAAACAACAGTATTGGTTGAAAATCAAGCCTCACCAGAAGCCACTGCCCAAGTTCAGAATGGTGGAACAGTGCAGCCAGTCGAAGTAAATGAATCAGTCTTAAGCAAATTATTTGGAGGTTAGAGTGGCTGTTTATAAAATCCCACTACTCAACACAAACCAAAAATTTAACATTAAGTTGAATGGTGCTACTTACAAATTGCAGGTCATCTATCGCGGATCTAAATGGATTCTTGATTTTATGGATACTGCTGAAAATTATTTGATTGCAGGAATACCAGTGGTGATGGGTGATAACTTGCTTGCTCAACATCAGCACATCATCAAAGGTAGCTTATATGTGGTCAATAACAATGAGGATGAAGCACAGTATTTTACTGATTTGGGACGCAATATAAGTTTGTATTGGAGTGATGATTGATGTCAGAACAATGGATGCGACAATGTAAGCTCACAGTGCAAATAGATAAAGAACAGCCTCAGGCATTGGATTTATCAGATTTTCATATTTACTTCCATATCTCCCAACCAACCACAGAAGCCCCAAAAGCAGCTGAAATATATATTTATAACCTATCAAAAACCACAATGGATTTACTTTGTGGTGCCGACGATCAAAAGAAAGATAGTCAGGTAATTCTTGAAGCTGGTTATGAAGGATCGGCTTTGGAGGTTATTTTCAAGGGTAAGGTTTTTCAGTACCGCCGTGGTCGTGACAATCAGGTTGATACATGGCTTTGCATTCTCGCTCAGTCATGTGATGTCGCTAAAAATAATGCCGTGATTAACCAGACAGTACCAGCCGGATCGAGTATCAACGATACAAAAAACACCCTATTGAAAGGTTATGAAGAGGCAGGCTTACAGCTGGGTAATTCTCCGGAACTTTCAGATCAAAAGCTCATTCGTGGTCGTGTTTTATTTGGATCTCTTGATTTAAATATGCAGCAATTCAGCAAAGATAATGATCTTGCTTACTCTCTATCTGACGATGAAATTCATATGCGTATCGTAGATAAATATACGATTGAGCCAGTTCAAATACTTAGTGCTAATACTGGCGTGGTGGGTATGCCTCAGTTAACAAGTGAGGGGCTTAAGATTACTTGCTTGTTAAATCCTAAGCTTAAGTGGGGTGGTCGTGTTCAGGTGGATATGACCAATATGCAAACCGAGGCATACGACATCAATTATGGTGGTCAAATGGTGGATCAGCCTTTTAAAAATCCAAAATTATCAACCAGTGCTGACGGCATGTTTATTATCTGCTCTATAGAGCGTACAGGTGATAATCGTGGCAATGATTGGCATGACAGTCTTGTGTGTATTGCGGTTGGTGCCGTGGTTCCAAAGTCAGGTGTATCCATTATAGGGGTGGCTGGATAATGGCAATATCATTGAATGAACGCTCTCCTGACATGCTACAAATTATCAAGGATGCTATTCGGGGTGAGCTGGCAAATCTTTGGACTTCATTGCCCTGTGAAGTAGAAAGCTATGATCCTGATGCGGTCACAGTTACAGTGCAACCCACAATCAGAATCCCAGTACGTAATATGGAAGGCAAGGTTGAGTTAGTGCAATTGCCGTTACTGATGGATGTTCCGGTAATGTTTCCGTGTGCAGGTGGGTTTACCATTACTCATCCAATCAAAAAAGGTGATGAGTGTTTTGTGTCTTTTGCTTCACGAAATATAGATATCTGGTGGCAATCAGGTGGTGTTCAAAATCCCTTTGATACACGAAAGCATGATCTTTCTGATGGCTTTGCATTTTTCAGACCTCAATCTCAAGCCAATAAGATTAGCGGTATTTCAACAACTGATTTAGAAATTCGAAATGATGAAAACACTTGCAAAATTCAGATTACACCTGACGGGGTTATTAACTTCATTGGAGCTAAATCTGTATTTCATCATCCGGTTGAGATGAAAAGTACTCTTACAGTGGATGGTATTATCAAGTCACTCAGTGATGTATTAGCTAAAACAATTAGCTTGTTTAGCCATACACATACAGAGCAAGGTGATGGTCAGGACGTATCTAAACCAAAGTAGTCAAATTTTTAAATGAGGGGTCGCTGAAAGGCGACTTTTTTTATGCGCTATAGAAAACTAGATGAAGATAACGATTATTCGTTTGGCACGGGTGTTAATAATTTTCACATTAACTCACCTGAAGCGGTAGCGCAGGCAATCTTGACTCGCTTGCAACTTTGGATGGGTGAGTGGTTTGCCGACACATCTGATGGTACAGGTTGGAATCAATCAATACTCGGTAAACAGTCCAATAATTTATATGAGCTCACTTTACGACAACGAGTATTGGAAACACCGGGTGTCCAGAGCATAGAAGAATTTCAAAGCTCTTTGTTGGGGTGACTCAATGACAGCAGATGTTTATCCCAGTGTGCTTAAAACATTACTACAAAATTCAGGGATGTTCGTAGACGTTTACAACATGGGTATCGGGGGCGAAACATCTGTGACAATTTGCGCACGCCAAGGTGGGAACCCTTTTCGAGTTCTGGTTGATAGTGGCGTTATCCCTTCCGATATAAGCGCGGTTCGGGTAACTTTACTCCCAATTAATGGAGAGATAGTCCGTCCACTTTTGCAAGGCTCTCCTACATTATCAGGCTATCTTGGTGACGTTCACGGCACTTTAGCGCGTGTATTGCCTGAAGATTATTACACTTTCACAAGAACAACTGCTGGTCCTAAGATAACTTTAAACCGACCTACAGCATTTTATTTAGATGTTGCGACTCCACGACTGGGCGATGTTCATGTCATCAGGATTGGTCAGAACGGACCGACAAACACCCGCGCAATATCAGATGCAAAAGCAATGATTCAGCGTATGCAAGCACTAGACAAGCGATTCCTAGTTATTAGTAAGCCGACTTCAACTGATGCTGATGATGCTGCATGGTTCTCTGAATTTGGCTCTCGTTTTGTGGCGGCTCGAAAATATTTGATCCAGTACGGACTACAGGACGCTAACATCACACCGACAGCTCAAGACTTGACGGATATTTCTAATGGGGTTGTACCAACTTCATTAAGAAAAGATTCAGTGCATTGGACTCCTACGGGATATTCGATTCTCGCAAATGTAATTTTTAAACGACTTAAAGAAATGGGATGGATTTAACATGACATTAATTTTACGCATGAAAAACACGATTAATAACCCAACAGCACCTAAATTAATTCGTGTTGATCCAATTGAGAATCGCATGGGGTCTTTGTTCTTATGGGATGCTGGAATGGACAATTTATCAGGTGTGCCAGCGATTGACGCTACCCTTCCAAACTTGTTGAGTGATTATTCAATAGCATCAGATAAAGGCTTTATATTTACCAAAGGTTCTACTTCGCAAGCTGAGCATGATTCATATTTAAAAAGCGAACTCACTAGCAAAGGGGGGTTGCATCTAATCGCTTCTCAATCGAGAATTACAGATTTACTAAATGGGACAACATATCTCGGTGTAAAAGCTAATGCTGCGTTAAAAACGCATATGGCTAATAATATTATGGGCGCAAACCCTTCGATTTTTATTTCTATCTGGACTAATACGACTCGATATGTGACAAAGACAACAGGTTATGCACCGTTACTTGCGTATGTGAATAATGGAACA